TTAGCACCCTGCCAGAAATCAAAAGGATCAATTGCTTGCTCATCCTCAAACTCAGGTTGCATCGCGGCCGTAATCTTATCAAAGATTTTCTTGCCGAACTTATAAATGAATACCTTACCTTCGTTATCAGGATTTGTAGGATCCTTCACAACATAAATGTTGCTCACATAAGTCAGTTTACGCTTCTGCTTACGTGCAATTTCTTTACCAGTATCTGTTCCGTTGTTCCACAGTTCAGAATTCATTTCAGAAACTGGATCCTTTTGGTTCATAGTAGTGAGAGAATTCTCAATATACCAACCACCAGAACCTTGAAATGCGTGACTATAAAGTTTTACAAACGGCAGATCTTCACCATCAGGAGCAGGAAGGAAACGAAGAACTGCAAAACCATTACCGGTTTTATCCACTTCTGGTTTCCAGAGACGTTCATCAGCACCACTCGAAGTAGTGCTCATTTTCTCTACTTGCTTCACCAGTTTTTCAGTGAGTGAACCAAGAGAAGATTGTTTTTTTAGATTTGCGAAATTAGACATTTATACCTCGTATTTGTAGGATTTGGCTTTTGTGTACTTCTTTATTCTACAGGTCGAAACCTATTTTGTCAATTTGTTGTTTCATCACCTCAAGCATTTTTGTCATATTATTAAAGATAATATTGATATCAACATGAGCAGGAAGACCCATCAGTTGAGCAGAGTCAGAAATTTTTTGTTTCATCTCTTTTGCTTCTGGATCATCAGACAAACTCAAACGTGTATAAAGAATTTGTTGTTTATTCAGAAGTCTTTCCAAGAGAATGACGTGTTCAATTTTATCCTCCTTTGTCATCAGAGGAAATCGGAATACACTTCCATAAATCTCTTCCTGCATCTCTGAGATTTCAACCATCTCTGCACGGACAAGTTCAGAATTAAAAAAACTCATTGCTCTCCTATAATAATTTCTTTCAAAATTTTGCGAAAATGAAATACATCAATATTTATGAATGGACTATATTTTTTAATTCTGCGGCTGACGGTTTCCCATACAGGGTCCTTTAATTTCTTATCAAAGTTATTTGTATATAAAAAGATTTTATCATAAAGAACCATTGTCTCTAATGAAATTTTTCCACCCAAGAATCTTTTGAGAAGAACTGGATGTCCCTTTGAGCATTTAAAAACTTCTTCAAATTTATTTTCTTCAAAAAGATATTCAGATTCTTCTTTAAACAGATATGATAGTGATTGAATTTTTTTCTGCCAGTTTTTATATCTACCATCACCTTCTTTAATCATATCACCAATCCATAAAGTTTCTGGATCAGAACAAGATACAAAGTTTGCAACAAAGAAATCTATAACTTCCTGGTCTGTTTTTTGTCTTGATACTTTCTCAAACCACATTCTATCCTTTCGTTTGTAGAAAGATTGTACTGTTGCTCTTGATTTACCACAATACTTGTGATAGTCATACTTATCATCTATAAAATGCCTTTTCAATGAAAGATAAGATTTATATGCCTCAAATGGAACCACCTTACACATCTCCATCAATATCCTCAAATTTTTTCTTTTTATAGTATTCTTTCATATATTCTCTGCGTTTTTCTACATTCTTTTTTCTATATTCTTCTCCGTATTTTTTTTTATATTCTTTTCTACTTTCACTTTCTCCATTGTAATATTTTTCCCTTTGGTTTTTATTAAATTCTTCTTTATTTTCTTGCCAGTAGTTTTTTCTACTTTCTATATTTTTATAATATTTTTCTTTTTGTTCATTATTTAATCTTTCTTTATTAGATTCCCAATAATTTTTATGATACTCTTGATTTTTTTCTAACCATTTTTTTCTCGATTCTTTTCTTTTTTCATTCCTTTCTTCTTCTGTAAGAAGAGTTTTTTTTCCCAAACCACCAAGACATTCATTAATAAGAATTCCACCATCAATTTTTCTCCCATAAAGAAAAATCATATACTTTTCAAACTGAAAACACTTTTCTTCATCGTTAAATTTTTTTAAAATGAGTATTCTTTCTTTTTCAGGAGCAGAAAATCCACCATTACTTCTACGATGCCTTACATAACATCTTTTACCACTTCCCTTTCCAATGTAATATGGAGTTCTATCTTCACGTATATAAGCATAGCAGTAATACATTGTTAGATGGTAATACTCATAATACTATTTATATTGGCAATAGGATTCAAAGGGCATCATTCAAAAGAGTAATATAAGTAATTTTTTGGGGGGAAATTTTTCTCCCCAAAATGAAATTAAAAGACTAATTTAGCACGGGAAGTTTTCTTAAGAAAATTAAGTTCCGTTGCTTCGCACTTAATCTTTTCTTTTAATGGTTTTGAAATAAGTTTAGAAACTGATTCTAAATCAATACTATTTTTTTCACAAAAATGAACGATAGCATCAATATAATTCATTTCAACATTAATTTGCACAAGAGTTTCAATCTCCTGAGCAAACTTAGTTGGACAAAGGAATTTGCTTTCAAGTACCTTTTCTAGTTCATTCTCCATTCGTTGCCCCAGTATTGTGATGTACAAATTCTTTGATGTAACGAACTAATAACCTAATATAATCCCCTTTATTTCTTTTGTCAAATACCTTCACTTCTCCACCAGGAGTTACCATAATGGTAATTAATTTAACAGGAACAATCTCAGTTAATTCATAGTATGCAGCAGCATAGAATGTTTCCTGAACGAAGTAGTTTTCAAGCCACTCTTCTGGCTTAATCTTTTCGGAAGTCTTAAAATCTATAACGGCAAGTTCTCCTTCATACTCTCCAATACAATCAACTCGTCCAGCAAGTCCAAGATACTCGGAGTAGAGTGTGCGTTCAATCGCATGAATATTATTTATCTTATCCAGATAAGGTTTCGCATGATAGAACATAAACTTTGATATTGGTTGGTAGGTTTCCCACACAAGTTCTTTATTCTCCAAATAGTCCTGGCATACTTGGTGAAAATCAGTTCCTCTTGCGGTTGCTCTTTTTGTAATACGATTTGCCTCTTCAAGACCTACACGCTTCCTCCACTTAACAAAAATCTCACGATTATAAAAAGAAGTTACAGAGGTAATAGAAGGAACCCACTTACCACTTGGCAAGTTGTACAAACGAATACTCTCTGTAGTTTTACAATTTAACTCAAGGTCACCCAAGTAATTATGATGAATAAATGTCATACACCGATTTCCATTTTTGCAATAATATATTCCTTAACAAATCCAGACCTTACAATATCATCTACACCAAATTCAACAATATCAATTGATGGCATTACTCTTAGTATTCTCATAAAATCAATGATGCCATTCTTTTCATTTGTCTTTACCAAGTCAGATTGTGTGGCATCACCACAGAACATAATTTTAGAATCTTCACCAACACGAGTAATGATAGAATCAAGTTCGTGAAAGTTTAGATTCTGAAACTCATCTACAATAATGATTGATTTATCTAAAGTAGTTCCCCTAATAAAAGAAGTACTCCAAAAACTAATTGTTCCTTGAGTTTTAAGGTTACCATAAAGCATTTCAAAAGACGCTTCATCAGGCAACTCAAACATATACTTTACCATATTCTTGTAAGGAATTTGGTAAAGAGAGGATTTGTCTTCGTGATCACCAGGAAGAAAACCAATTTCTCTAGTAGCAACAAGTGAACGAACTATATAAATTTTTTCGTATGGTGTTTTCTCATCTAAAACATCTCTAAGAGCATTATAAAGAGTAATAAAAGTTTTACCTGTACCAGCACATCCATACGCAACAAGATTTTGATTTTCTTTGTAAGAATCAAAAAGTATTTCTTGATTCTTTGTAAGAGGTTCAATCACTCTCATTATATCTTGATTGATTGGCTTCTTGCGCTTCATTTGTCTAGCAGTCAATCCAACCCCAATTGGTTGTTCGTCTTTTCTTCTTCGTGACATATAAGTTTAAACCGGTTTTACATTAGATCCAGGAACTTTTGATGCCCGGTGAAGCACATCATTCCATCCAGGATGAGATTTTTTAAGTTTGTCATAAATTTCACCCAGTTCTCCAGACGCAGGGCAAGTTGATGGGTCGGACCAATCACGATCCCAATCAGAGTTATCCTCTTTCCATTGTTCCCAGGCATGAACACTCAGAACAACTTCTTTATGTTCACCTGTAACTTTATTATAAACGGGATAAGTTGCCAAATTTAGTTCTCCATAGTATGTAAGAGTATTTATTCGAGAGTAATAGAAAGTGCATCCACACATTCAGGACAATTCTCACGAGTCCAACCAAGTGCTTCCGATACAGCAGGAAACTCGCAGGTAAAAATACAACGAACTGCTTCTGCGATTTCCATATGTTCCTTCTGTGTTCCGTGAGAAGAACGAAGATTGATGTAGTGTATCCAGGACCGCACAGAGCCCGTCATATAGAGTCGTGTGGGGGTTGCAAGGGGCAGGACGAACCTTGCACACTCCTTTGCCACACCTTGTGTCAGAAGGAAGTTATATACGTCTTGAGCGTCACGGAAGAGGTCTTGAATCATCTTATTCATGACAAATACATTTTCTTCTTCAAGATCATTAATGGAGTTCTGACGATTCTTATCATCCTGACGACGCAGTTCTGGAAGAGGAATCTCTTTTTCTAACCAATTCACATCAGCATATCTTTGTGAAAATTCTTGATATGTGAACGATCTATGACGTAAAATTTGAGCAGCAATACCACGAGAAGTATTAATCTCCACAGTCATCGTTGCCTGCTCAAAGATACTCCAATGCTGATGTTCAATACAATACTTTAGCAGTCCAGCAAATTTAGTATTCTGTTGATTTTCTGGATTACTTACCCTTGCACAATATGCCATATGCCTTTCAGCATTTGGAGTTACTGTTAAAAGTTTTACTTCTGATTTCATAAATTTAAATTCTGCATTTTCAATCATCATCGTCCTCAAAAATTTCATCGTAGTCAGTAAGATGTGATAATATTTCTTCGTACTTATAAGCACCTGCGTCAGAATAAATTTCTGCTTTTAGAGAATCGACCAATAATTCAAGATTACGCACGATCAATTTAAGTTTCTCTTTATTCATAGTTAAAAGACCTATCACAAGTAATTATACACAAAAAAAAGAGAGAAGTCAATGTAACAGTTGGTACAATTTATCTCTCAATATAAGTCAGTTTATGATCGGTTGCACAAAGTTGTTGAATAATAATGTCACATCCAATTTTAGGATTTGAGTCCCCACAAGTATAAACATCCACTGCTGCTCTACCTTCTTCTGGCCAGGTATGAATGCTTATATGACTTTCTGCTAATAGACAAACAACAGTAACTCCTTGAGGATTAAACTTTTTTGAAATTGTTTGTATTACAGTAGATCCACTTGTGATTGCTGCATATTCTAATAAATCTATAAGACAATACTCATCATTCAAAAGAACATACGAGCATCCATAAAGATTTAGTAAATAATGTTTACCCATTAATCTAGAGAATTATTCTCTGCTTCTTTGATCAATGAACTTATAATTGTTTCTGTTCCGTCCATCGTTTTAATTGTATAGAGTGATGATTTTTTATATTTTTTAATCTTTTTATATTGTTTGAGAAGTTTATCTATTTCATTATTAGAAATATTTATTTTTAGTTCTTTTTCATCATCATTAGGGACAAATCCAAGACCACTTTTTTTTGTTTCTTCTTCCGAATCCACATAATCATTAATGATCTCTTGAATTTCTTCTCTGATAAGAGAATTTATTTGTGTCTTAAAAAGTTCAGCACTCATTTTCCTTTTCGTTTCTTTTCTGGTTGTTTATATCCCCATAGCCTTGCACTGATTCTCCCATAACCAAAATCAATTTTCTGAACTGCTCCTGAACCGTACATATCATAATAGAAGTCAAACAAATCAGATTTTTTCCCAGATCGAGTTAAATCAATATGAGTTTCTCCATTCACAACATACCAAATTAAGTATGCATCATCTGGAAAGGATGGGTCTTTAGATTTTTCAATGGTTGTTTTTTCAAGAAGAATTTCGCATCCATATTTATTAGAGGAAATCAGATTCTCTTCTTTTTCGTTTTCTTCTATTTTCTTTTTCTGTGGTCTCTCTGGTGCCGCAGTAGTCATGAACGATTGCCCCACTGAATATCAGGAAAAGCTTCCTTTACATTTTCAAAAGTTACCTTGTAATTATCTGTAAGTTTCTTATCTTTTGTGAGAATTAATAGTTGTGCTTCTTTTGGATGAAGTCCTTGAAGAACATTAATAAACATCATCTCTCTGCGAATTGTTGAAAGTGTATCATTTCCACCTTTCACAAAGTGATAAAGGTTTTGATACTCTCTGCGAAGAGATGTACGTCCCCTTCCTTGAAGATCTTGAACAGTTGCGGATTCTCCACCAGCAGCTTCTTTTGAAAGATTTTCTGAGAGAGTTCCAGAGTAAACATTTTGATCCTTCACATCTCCATAAGGAACCTCTCCTGGTGGAAGAACCGAAATTACAGTGGAATCAAAGTTCCAAATTAAAATTGCTTTAAGTGAATCATGTTCATAAGTTTTTAGAACTTCTACTTTTTTAGCATTACTTCTTTGTTTTGAAGCAAGTTCTAAAATTTCAAACACAAAAGGATTTGTTGGAAGAATTTCAATTGGTTTTTCAATCGTTGTCTTCGTCTTCGTTGTTGTCATAGTCATAATCGTTTTCAAAGTGTACAGATACTATTTCGTCGGGAATCACATTACCATTTTCATCAAAGAATTCTGGATGTAGGTAAGGAGGTCTGGATTCTAATACATGTCGGTAGGTTAACCATCCAATTATACTTCCTACCATAAAAAATAGTAAGATGAACATTACACTGAATGCTACTACGTATGCTGGTTCCATTATTCGTCTCCAGAAAGTTGATTTTTTCTAATATCAAAATGAAATTCTATAAAGAAATGAAACTCTCGTTGAAAGAGAGAAATCATTTTACCAAACTTCACCTGAAAAGTTTTTGGTTCGGATTCTCTCCTCCTTTTATTTCTAAGTAATAATTCAATACCCCGATTGATCTCGGGTTCTGAGTTATTTAGGTTGCTTCTTTCTTCTTCCTGGTCGTTTATCATGACTATACTTCCATGCATCTTCTAAAATACAATACAAATAATTTCGAATCTTTCTTACTTCTGGTTTGGAAATGTGTCCGTATCCTTCACGAAGTTGTTTGTGAACATTATCATCACCACCCTCAAGATAATCATCAAGGTCCTTTACAAGATTACTGATTTCACTTGCAGTAGAACTCTCAATAAATTCTTCTATTTCTCTTCTTAGAATCCCTTTAATTTTTAAATAATCATAAAATTTCAATACAAACTTGCCTTTAAAAGCAAGATCAATTGCTTGCTTGACATCATAATAAACTTCATGAAAGGTTGATTCCATTATACTATGTTTTGCTCCTGTAGATATCGGACAGTATCAGCGCATCCACCAAGTTGTTGTCCATCATTTAAAATAACTTGGGGGAATGTAGAACCTTCTCCAAACTCGGCATAAAAATCTTCACGATTAAAATGTTCTCCAAGTGTATAGACAACGTGCTCTAGGTTTGATAATTCTAACACCTGTTTGATTTGGCAGCAATAGGGGCAACCATCTTTAGAGTAAACTGTAAATTTCATAATACTAACTTGCGTTGCTTCTTCTGGGTCTATAAATGTATAAGTCTTGAGATTTTTCTGGTCTTATCCACTCATATAGTTTATATAGTTTTTCTTCTGTAAAAAAGTCTTGTGTGAAGAACCAATCTTCCCAATGGGTGTGTCCTTTGGATTGATTGCAGGAGTGACAACAAGCAACTATATTTGTTTTAACATCAAGTCCACCTTTGCATTGTGGAAGAATGTGATCGAGTGTAATGTTTTCTTCTGACCCACAATAAGCACACTTG